CGAGGGCGACCAAACCTTCGATGGCCTTCGCTAAACGATTGCGGGTCATGCCGGCCCGGATAGCGATTTCGCGCTCGCGTCCCTCGATCAGGATGGCCTCGCCGCGGTCGTACTGCATAAAAATTATGGTCGTGTAGACGGCTATTTGATCGGCGGTCATGCCGACCATGCCGTTCAAGAAATCGGATGGATAGCAGTCGAAGCGCGCAACACCGCTCATCGTTTGGCGCCTCCAAATCTTTTCCCGCCATTTGCATATTCGGCATCACGCTCTATGGCTCGCATAATCGTCGGGACGTGCGCCTGCAGGAAGATCAGCGCTTCCCTGGCCATCTGAATCGCCTTCTTGTCATTGCCGGTGATGACTAATTCGCCCTGGGCCGGATCGCCGTTCAACATCACGCACCGATTCTCAAGACCGGAGATGTAATTGATGATCGCGGTGAGATGCTTGATCTCATTTGGCTCGACGATGGCGGGCGCGGCGGAGGTCATGGGGCGGATCCGGCGAAAAGCGTCCCTGCCGCACCATCTTCTTCGGCCTTGGCAATGTTTTTAACAGCTTGCTTAAAATATGACGGCTTCAATTCGAAACCAATGCCGCGCCGGCCCATCTTGACGGCTGAATAAACCTCACTGCCGATGCCTAGGAACGGCGTCAGGACAACGTCATTCGGGTTCGACCACAGATCAATGCACCGCTCTATTACGTCGAGTTGCAGCGGCGAAATGTGCTGCTCGTCCTTTTCGTCGCGAGCGGCCCTGTGCTGCAATGTTCTCGACTGGTCGATATCCATCCAGACCGGCGACGCATAGCGCTGCCAAACCCTGACTGAGACCCACATTTCAAATGGCCATGCATCGCGCCCTTCCGATCGCGTCAGAGCCGCATGCCGCTCATATTCCTCCCGGCTGATATCCAACCCCGTGCCGCAGAAGTCCTCGAACCTTCCGTCGATAGGCTCGGGGTTTTCACCTGGCTTGCGAAACATCAGCATGTAGTCGGCGAGCCCCTGCCCGCTGAGCGCGCTATCCTTGGCGACCTGCTTATGCAGCAGTCGGATTGATTTCGTCCTTTGCTGGGCGATTACCGGATCTTTCCAGATGCAGACTTCGGAATGAAAATGCCAGCCGGCTGCCTCATAGGCGCGGACAATCTCGCCGCGAAAGTCCCGGATCCCGATGAACCCATTGCGCGTCTTGCTAGTAGGCAACTGCATGCAGTGGACGGCATGAATTCGGCCAGGCATGGTGACGCGCAGCAATTCGGAAATTAGGAAGGCGTAATGCTCCCAAAATGATGAGCCTTCATTGTTGGAGATATCGCGATCGTAATTGCTGAACTTGTACAGCCCTTCGAACGGCGGCGAATGGATGCCGAAATGAACGCTATCCCCAGGCACGGCCCGGATGAGTTCGCATGCATCACCCTGATAGATGGCATAGCGATCGGCAATGACTTGATTGACAGTCTTGATCATGCCGCGATCTCCTTCATCCATGAGGGGATTTCCATTGGAATGGTCGGGTTGTAATCGGGCCGATCGCGGACGGAGCCGCGCACTTCGGCGCTCGACAGGTCAGCCATGTGCATGACCATTGCGGCGGCCATCCGATCGGCATCGGCCTCCTTCCGTCGCTGGTTTGCTATGGTAGCGCCTTCCATTTCGGAGGCGATAAAGTGGGCGTTGACCGCATGGGTTTGTCCGAAACGCCAGAACCGGCGAACGGCCTGATAGACCTGTTCGAAACTGTCATTCAGCCCGACGAATCCGGTATCGCGGCAGTGCTGCCAATTCATGCCAAACCCGGCGACGGCAGGCTTCGTGACCAGGACACGAATGCGACCTTCGGAAAAGTCCGTCAGCTTCCGCTCTTTGACGTCATCGGGGTCTGACCCCATCGTTTCCACGGCGCCGGGAATGGACCTGACGAGCGCAGAGCTTTCGGAATTTAGATTGCACCACCAGACGAAGGGCCGGTCGGTCGGTGTAATCGACGCAGCCAGCGCAACCCGCTCAGAAACGCTGTCACGGCGCGCGGATATGCGTTCCTGTAGGGTGCGGGCCTCGATCGGGAAAAGCAGCCCTGTGTCCATGCTAGGCGCATAATCGACCTGCACAGTATGCGAAAAATAATTCAGTGGTGGGAGATCATAGCCTTCGTCCGAGTAGCCGAGATCGGAAGGCTTGCGCATCATGACAGCCCAAGACGCCATCCATTTCCAGAACTCTGTTTCGGCGTGACCCTTCAATCTCCACTTCGATGTGTCGCCGCCATCATGGGTAAAGAACGTCGCCAGCATGTCGGTATAGGACATGACGCCGAGGAATTCAGCATGGTTGCCCAATTCCATAAAATCGTTCGGTGCCGGCGTTGCTGTAGCGGCCAAGCGGAACGGAATCGTCGCGCATGCTTCAATCAGTGCAGTCCGGTATTTTCCATCCGTCGATTTGAGGATGCTGGATTCGTCCAGGATGACCCCGCCGAACGCCGACAAGTCGAAGTGATCCATCTTCTGATAGTTCGTGACAAAGATGCCTCGGTCTATTTCGGCTTGCGATCGCGCGATTGCCGCCTCAAATCCGAACTTCCTTGCCTCGCCAATGTGCTGAGACGAAACAGCCAGCGGGGCGAATGCCAGCACCGGCTTTCCGGTATGTTGTACAACGCCATCGGCCCAAGCCAGTTCGATCGCGGTTTTGCCGAGGCCGGTTCCTGCAAAGACCGCCGCACGACCGCGGCGCAGAGCCCATCGGACTATATCGCGCTGATGAGGAAACAAGAACTCTGGGACGTGCGAAGGCGCGAACCCAGTTGATGGATCGATGATCCGTTTGCGCGCAAGGAAATCTTCGTAAGCCGTCATGGGCGCACCACCGGAACCGGGATCGGGCAATCACAGATCCACTCCAAACAATGGCTCCAATGGCCGTGTCCGCCCGGCAGCGGGCCCGTATCGAGCCAACCGAGACGCAGCCATACATCAATATGCTCGATCCTGATGAACCTAATCTCCACCGGGCATGTCTTCATCGTGCACCGTCCACAAGCCGCTGCAGCGCTTCCTTGGTCCGGTCGCTAAGGAAATAGCCGACGCCGGGATCGTTGGAGATTTCGATGCCGATGTCGGAGAACTTGCGGCGAAGGTTGGAGATGACGACGCCTGCGAGTTCCTTGCCGCGATTGTCGGGTGAACCAGCGGGCGCTGTAGCCGCTAGGAAGGCCAAGGGCGGCACCCTCTCCCGCGACAGAAGCAGCCCGCACATGATGCGCTCCTGGGGCTGGAATCGGGTTTGGTTCAGATATTCCGGGAACTCAGGAAGCGGCTTGTTGTCGAGTGCGCTCCGGCCCGGCGGCGGATCGCCGAAGTTGTGCGATGTTGGCCGAAACTTGCCGGCCATTTCCAGCCCTTGCGCGCGGGTGGTGATCTGGATTGTTTTCTGCGCTGGGGGTGCGGTGGCTGCTGGCACTGGCGGTCTTGCCTGGCGCGCTGGTGGTGCCGCCGTGCCTTGTGGCTTCGCCCAATCGTTCGGCAGGATCAGCACCGGATTACCGGCCTTGTCCCTCTCGACCTTCGCCGCCACCGAAGCCCTGATTTCCGCCGGCCATTGATTTATGTAGCCAATGACCAAAAGGCTGCTCGATTTCGATTTCGGCGGCGTCTTGAGTGGGAATGCTTCTTCCCCGGTCGATGGCGAAAGCCGGATCAGGTTCAGATTGTCGCCGCCGATCTGCACCTTGAAGGTCGGGCCGTTGTTGAGCGCCCATTCCTGCAATGCACCACGCAGCGTAATGAACGTGCCGGGATGACGCGCCCTATGTGATAGCGAAATGCGGACGCAGGCCTCGTCGACGTAACTCTGCCCCGGCGCCTTCTTGGTGATATCAATCCAATCTTCCTGATCGAAGTCGATCATTGCGCGTGCTCCTGGGTCTGAATGGGCTGGACCGGGTTCCAACCAGCATCGCGAAGGATGGCGAGGCCGATCTTTGCGGCATCGGCCCTGTCCTCGGGATCACATTTGATGCCGTATCGATCGCAGCACTTGCGGATGGCATGGAGCACGGTGGTATGGTGTCGATTGCCGAACACCTTGCCGACGCCCTGCAGCGTCAAGCCCTTCACAGCCCATACGATGAACACCATCTCCTGACGCAGATCAGGCAGCGGCGCGCGGCGCGAATGATTGATGATCGAATCGAAGTCGACATCATTCTTGAAGCAAAGCAATCGGACCATCTCGGTCGGGGTCAGCTTTGGTTTAGAGCGCAGCCGCGCCAATGATTCAGACGCCGTTCGTGGCGCCGGCAATGCCAGCATGACAGGCACTGGCGGACGCGGGACGATGACGGGACGCGGGCCGGCCGAAGCCATCAACCGCATCCTGACGGCGGCATAGTGCGCGGCCTGCCCTTCTCTGGTCTGCAATTCCATCATTGCCAGCATCCTTCGATCAATCGAGCGGGGTTATGGTGATCAAGAGACTTGCGGTCGGCCCGTATTGCTTCCGCTGTTCCGACCAAGCGATTTGCGCGTCGTCGGCGAAGACAATCTTGTTCAACGAATCTTCCGCCAACTTGGTGATGTTTCCGATATCCGGAGTTGATATCTTCCACCGAGCCGCAGCCGCGCGCTTCTTCGACCACGACGGGGGGATAAGATAGGTCGCCTGCAATTCCATTCGGATAGGCCCAGCCAACGGAGGTCGTCCAGCCATGGCGACCGCCGCATAGTGGCCGATAGCCGTCATCGCATTGCGCTGCTTCCCTGGCGTGAACCGCCTCTTGCCATTGGCGCCGGCGCGCGCGAAGGGCACGGCTTCGCCTGGCACGTGGATGATGATCGGCTCGCCCATGACGATCAGAACCCGAAATCGGTCTGCATGCCGAGCGCGGTCAGGTAAAGATCAAGGATTTCGGCTTCTTCCTTGCGCTTGTTCACTTCCTGCCGGCGTATCGCGACGATTTTGCGTATGATCTTGACATCGAAGCCCGTGCCTTTGCATTCGGCGTAGACCTCCTTGATGTCGTCGGCGATCGTGCGCTTTTCTTCCTCGAGATGCTCGATACGCTCGATGAACGCTCGAAGGTGCGAGCCATTGACCGTGCTTGAATCCGCTTGGCGCATGTCATCCATAGCAATGCTCCTGGTTTACGCTACGGCTCTGCGCCGGCGTGGGTCGATGACGATGTTTCTGACGCGCTGGCGATCATCTGGGGGGCGGCGCGGCGGGAGCTTTGGGTAGCAAATGCGATGGTGAACATCGCAATAGGGCGACTCCGGCATAGCCAACTGGTCGCACGTCGGCATGTCTGGGGTATTTGGGCCGTCGAAATCATTGACGGGAAACTTGCAGCGAGGGTGGTCTGGCCAAATATCTTCACAGTCGAAATCGATAAACGGGCGCGACTTCCCAGGCTGATAAATGACCTGGGGTACGTGAAGAACGGGTTCGCCATCTGGCGCGATTGATACTTCATGAACCCGGCGAACCAGCGGGGCGCGCGCTTGGCCGCGCGGGGCGTAGTTCTTTTTCTCAGGCTTTGGTCGGGTATCGAATTTCAGCCGATGAACTTTGCCTATAACAGCGTTCCGGGTCATATCGCCGCCGAGTTCCGCCGCGATCATTGATGCCGATGCCCTCTCAGCCCATCGGTCGCGAAGGAGTTGTTCTTGTTCTGGTGTCCAGGGCATCAGCGCGCCTCCGCTGCACGAGCCATCTGACGCCGACGGCGGGCGCATTCGCGGGCCTGCCCATGGGCGCGGATTTCGCGGAGGTCTTTGCCGCTATACCGCTTGCCCCACATGGCCTTGTGGAGCGTATAGAGCGTCTTCCGGCCGGGGCCGCTTGGCTGGCGCATGATCCGCGTGATAGGCGCCTGCGCCATCGCCATAAGGCCGACGCCCATTCCGATGTTGATTCCGCGCATTCGTCACCACCTCCGCATGTGCTTGGTGCAGAACCTCGAGAATTCCAGGCACCGCTCGCCAAGCCAGACCAAACAGATCGAGGCCATGCGGAAGACAAAGCTCCCGATGGCCCATGCGCAGTGAACCGCGCTGTTGATAAAATTCATGGATTCCCCCGGGGGCCGTGGCCGGCCCGTTTATGCTGTTGGGCGCAACTCGCGCTGGCGTTCACGCAACTCTGCAATCTGCTGTTCGATGCGGGCTTCCTCGGCTTCGACCTTTTCAGCGTCGAGCCAATCCCACTCAAAAACCTTGCTGACGAATTCGAGGCCATAGACGGCACCAAGCCGCCCGAACGTCGCCAGAGATGGCGCGCTGGTCCTGTCGATCAGCTTGCGCACGGTATGGATATTGATCCCGGTCTCTGCCGACACGCTCTCCGCCGTTTTGGCCGGATGACGTGATCTAAGAAAATCGACTACACGCTCAGCGACACCCGCACGATTTTGGACAACTGTCCGACGTTTTACCCACAACTGTCTCATCGAATTCCCCGATACTGCATTCATCGAGGTTGATGACTTCGGGGCCTTGACCGGCACATTGAATTCAGACGGCAAGCGCTGCAACGCTGAGCCGTCGTCCTGAAACGACGTTGGAGAATAACCTGATGCCACCACCAATCTGCGGTCCACCACTACGCTCCCTTGACCAGATCGCGGCGAATGATTGCGGCGGCTTTTGCAACGCTGAAACCCATCTTGCGTGCGATCATTCTCGCGACAGGCAGCATTTCCTGAGACATCCCATGCCGTCGGCTGAAAATGCCTTGCTTACCCAGCTTCGCCTTTTCTTGGTGCGCGGGATCGGCATTCAGGGCGATGATGCGGGCACGACTGATCTCGACATGGCGTTCCCGCGCTTGCGGATTTTCAGCGAACTTCTTCAGCGCGGCGCATGAATGGCAATGCAGATTTTTGGTCTTCGCCTTGCAGTCATCGGGATATCTGCAATGCGTCCGAGCGGGTGTCGGCTTGGGAACGGCAGGCATCGCGGCCTGCATTATGCTCCTGCACGGCTTGCAATGATGCGTCCGCCGCTTCGATATGCAGTGATCGAAGTTCTGGCAGTATGGGCGCAACCTGGATTTCATCAGGAGCGCTCCTCGATCATATCCGCCATCATGGCGACAACCAGCAACGCGCTGAATCCTGCCGCCAGACAGATCACACCGGCGCCGCGCCATAAGAAGGTGATTGAAGATTTCATGCCGCTGTCCTCTTGGCGTTCGTTGCGTCGAGGTATTCGAATAGCCAGTAGAGCCCCAGTCCGATGTGGACGCCGCATCCGATGAGATTCGTATATGACCTGACGTCCGCACCATCATTGGCCGCAATTGCAGCGCCTGCGCCGAAGAAGACGACGCAAAAGCCGCTGAATGAACCGAGGATGATCGCAAGCCGTATCATGCCATCTCCGGCGCGCGGACGTTCAAGCAGTCGGTGATTGAGGCGGGGAGCGGCGCGGCAACGCGGAAGATCGTTCTCGAGTAAGCGTACTCTCCGCCCTGCGGATGCGGATGCACCCACTCAGCAAGAAGGACGCCAAACCCTCGACAATATGGATCGTATCCCCTCAAAGTATAGACGTTGCCAACCTTTAATGCGGTGAGTTCCGCAATCGAGCCTTTATAGCTAAGGCAAATGATCTTCGTCCCCGCCGGCAGGTGCGCGCTGATCACATCGGCCTCCCGAAGATCAGGAGCGCTGCGCCGCCGACGATGACGACCATCAGAAACAGGCCGGCGCCAATGGCGATGTCGCGACAGGTGTTCATGCCGCGGCCTCTTCGGCCGGCAAAAAGCTGTTGGCATCCAGACCGAGATTCTTGGCCTTCGCATAAGCCAAAAGCGCCGGGATGTGTTTCTGCGGGATAAGCCCGCCAGTGCCGCCCTTCTCGACCGATGCTTGCCAGCGGTACGGCGCGGTGAACGCGGTGCCAGTGATCTCGGAGACGACAGCCTCGCCGCCGAGAAGTTCGATTATGGACTTAGCCGGTTCAAGCGCGCTCTTTTTCATGCCTCATATTTCTGAAAATCCGAAACAAATGTCAAGGGTAATTTCGGATAATCGGAATTGCGCACGCTTCTGTTTTACAGAAAAGTGCGCAAATGATTGATAATCAATGGGTCATCGACGGGCTGGAGAAGTCGGGCAAATCCAAGAAGGGTTTGGCCGAGGCTCTGGGCGTCAGAGGATCTGCCGTCACCGAAATCGTTCAGAACAAGCGGCACCTGAAATTCGCTGAGGCTCAGAAGGCCGCCAAGTATCTCGAAATGGCACCGCCTCGAGAGCCGCTGGTCGGCAGCTTCGACCCGGATGCGCCGGAACAGCCCAATCCCGAAGATATCGCGCCCGTCTTCCCTCCGGATGCGATCAAAGAGCTTGCGGCCCAGGCTGGGCTCGGCGCCGGGCAGACGATCGAAACGACATACAAGGTCGAGGGCGAAGAGCGCGTGGCCCAGGACGCGGTACGGGACGACTATTGGCGCATTCCGCCCTATTTTGTCCGCGACGTGCTCGGCGCGCGCATTGCCGATCTTCTGATCGTGGAATGCAAGGGCGACAGCATGATGCCGACTGTTGGGACTGGCGACCGCGCTGTTGTCAACATCGGGCATAAAATCCCCAGCCCTGACGGGCTTTACGCGATTCGCAATGCTTTCGATGAGGTCGTCGTGAAGCGCCTGCAGAGCATTGGATTCAACCCGCCGAGGATCAAGATCATCAGCGACAACCCCGCGCATGTTGCCCAGGAAGTCGGCGTTGACGAGATCGCGATCGTCGGCCGGGTTACGTTTTTGCTGAAACTGACGTGAAGGGCTTAACCGAACATCTGCCGGCGGGGCAGCGGCGGGAACTCGATGCGCTTGCGACTGGCGGCGGGCCGGTTCTGGTGAGGCATTGCCATCTCGACAATATCGACCGCCTCCTTGGCTTCTTCGACAGTCTTTCCCAGAGAATTGGCGATGTCTTCAATCGTGGTACCGGTTTCCTCCGCCAAACGCGAAAGGACATGGGTAGGATCGTCCACAACAACTTCTCCCAGTATAATCCGGGACTTACGATTTCTAACTTGATACATTGGCATTGGAGCGCTCTCCTGCTGAACAGGAACAAATTAAGAACAAAACGAAATCGGAGTCGAGTCGGATCGGCGGCTGCCTGTGTATTTCGTGGTCTACGCTTTCCCTTGCTGTCGGGCACTCGCCGCCCGCTATATCTGGCGTTCCTAGCTGCGGCAGCGTGGTTCCAGATCGCGGTTTGCTCCGCCCAGGTTGCTGATGATGGCACCTTCGAAGCGCTTGATGCGAAGTCCAAGACAGCGCTCGTTGCCGCGCTCCGGAAAGAACTGA